GTTCCCAATTCTTGCTAGAAAAGTATTGTGAGCGTCTTTTCATGAACCAATTCAATATTGCAACGCCATCTTCAAGGTATTCTGCCAATTGCAATGGATTTGAAAAATGTTCTCCATTATTTTCAGCAACGCATCGTGTATATTCATCTTTTAGTTTTGCTGTCAATACATCACGGAAATTTATTGCTTCTGCTCGTTTAACTGAATCTGTATACATTACAGTTAAAAAATGTTGAAATGTTTCGTGAAATGCTGTACCGAAACATGTGTCAATTGAGACTTGAAATGGAGCTAATCCATCAATATATGCTAATTTCCAAGACATTGGACAACGTTCATACATTGACCATTGCGAATAAGATATTTTTCTAGGAACTGTCGTTGCATCTCGTTGAGATAAACGATATATAGGTGAAAGATAGTTTCCGGATTTCATACTATTAATATATGAAATTACTTACCAGATTCCAACCTTTCTAATTCTTTTAATGCTCGTTGCATATAAAGAATATCATCTAATTTTTCTTCAATGCTATGTTGCAACCATTCTTTAAGTGAAAGGTCCGTACGGTCCATATCGGTATTATACTTTGCCTTTCCAATTATAGAACGTTGGATAAATTTATCAATAATCGAATCCACAATACTATCAGTTACTGGTATGACTCTCGTTTCATCACTTAATGTCATTTTATTCCTTTTAATAATTTCTTTTTTTCTCCGTCACTATATCCATACATTGTCAAAATTCTATCACATTGTTCTTTGTTCATTAAGTCAATGTAATCTGCAGCTTCTGATTTGGATACTTGATAATGTTCGGCAATTTGTGCAACCAACTCCTTTTCATATTTATCCTCAGATTTACCTTTTATGTATTTTGCAAATGCTTTGTTATTAGGTAGCAACTCAAAATATAAACGATATGTTTCTTGCGGCCGGAGCAAACCAATTGTATATGTTTGAAACTCATTGATTAACTCAGTCAATTCCATTCGCATTGATAAGAAACGATTCATCATGTAAGGACTAAATGCTTTTTGATCCATTTCGGACCATTTAGACCAATCTTTTTTCTTGTGAGTTACACCATCAATAAAATCAAACATTGAAGCTGCTTTACGTTTTTCTTCTGCCATTATTATAGTTTATATTTTTTACGGTATTGTTCTTCCAATTGTTTACCTAAGCCTAATTCCAATATAACCGCATTATCTGGAACTCCAATAATACGTTTTGCATCTAAAATATCATCAATTGATTTATTGCGAAATGATTTTATCTTAATTTTAGCATTGCTTCGATTAGAAGTTTTAAATACAATCGTAACCGTACTTTTATGGTATTGTACTGACATTACTTAAGTTTTGTTTTAATTGGCTGAAACTCTTCTGGAATAGATCCGCAATCATCACATCTAAATACTGGTATTGGAACCATAGTATCTTTATCAGAGCCTGTTAATAGTTTTGATACTTTATTGATTGCCATTACTTGACGAAAATACATTCCGTCACATTCCTTACAGATAATTGGTTGCATATCTGTTGGCTTAATTCCCGGTGCGGTTAATTTACTCATATTTCTCCTAATAAATTTACAAACATTGCCATTATGTTAATTTCTTTGTCTACTACACTAGCATCTTTAAATTGCGATTCTGCTATAATCAAAATGCATGGTGCAATATGTCCGTGAGCAAATTCATCTAAATTGTCATATAAAAATGTATACAATGGAGTAAAGTCTTTAACTTTGCTATCTGCAATACATTGACGAATTTTTGTGAATGTTGCCTTTTTATCTTTTGCGTTCTTAAGCATTTCAAGAATCTCAGTCATATAATTTGCTTGAATTGCTGATGCTTTATCCAATTGCAATTTGCCGTTAACTACTGATGCTTGTGCTGCATTGATTGCTCGACGAATATCCGGGTATGATGCATTGATAATTGCAGCAATATCCTTGATGTCATAAGTTACGCCTTTTTCATCTAATACTGTAACTAAACGTTGTGCTACTTCTTTCTTATTTGGTGGAGTAATAGCAAATGTCTGACAACGTGATTGAATTGGGTCAATAATCTTTTCAACATAGTTACATGTTAAAATAAAGCGTGTTGTTTTGCTATATGTCTCCATTAAGTTGCGAAGAGCAGCTTGGCCATTTGGTGTCATATAATCAAATTCATCACATAATACAATTTTAAATTTCCTGAAACCGATCGTTGATGCAAATCTTTTAATTTTATCACGAACTGTATCTACCGAATTTTCATCAGAACAGTTTAGATATAATATATCAGCATCTACACTTCCAGCAATTATTTTAGCTAAGGTAGTTTTACCGGTACCGGCATTACCATAAAATAATAAATGTGGCACGTCGCCATTTTCGATCCATATTTTTACTTTTTCAATCGTCGATTCATTTCCAATATAACCATCTAACGTGTTAGGACGAAAAATTTCAGTCCAAAGTGTGTGTTCTTGTTTTCCGTACATATAACTTTTTTATTTTTTTAAAGAATTTTGTGTTAATCTCATCTTCCCATACCCGCAACAATGTAATATTGTGTTGTTTTGCAAGATAAGTTTTCTTATAATCATTTTTTCTAGTATTTTTTTGTTGTAAATTTAATTCATTATCGTTTAAATTTTTTCCATGCCAGTAACACCCATCTACTTCGATTAAGATATTGCAATCTGGCAAATAAAAATCATAATGACTTCCTGATATAGCGTATTGATGAATATAATTGAATTTTTCAGTATCAAAATATTGTTTAATATTTAATTCAGGTTTTGTATTTTTTTTGTTTTCAGCTGGTTTATAATATAATGAATTTGAACAAGATCTGCAAAGACGTGTTGGATTTTGTTGTAATTTTTTTAATACATTTTCAGTAATGCCACGAGCTGTATAATGGCGTTTCATCGTATTACAATTTTTGCAAGGGCATTCATATTCATAAATTAATTTACCATAACGTTCTTTAATCCAATTTAATCTGCAGTTTTTACAAACTGAATTATTTTTTTCTGCAATATTATATGTACCGCGTGTTTTATAGAATATTTCAATATTACACTCCGGACAACTTCTTTTATATTCATGTAATACGCTATATTTTCTTACCCTACATGAAGTACATTTTGAATTATTTTTATTAGCATTTTGTAAAGATGAAATACGGTTATATATCATTTCAATATCACACCCCGGACAACTTCTTTTATATTCAGTCATATTAATATATATGTATGTACTGCAGTTTCATCTAAGGTATTAACTAATTTCTATTTACCCGTTGATCCAAATCCACCTTCTCCACGTTCTGAATCAGATAATTCGTCGACTTCTACTAATTCAATTTGCGGATATGGAGTTATTATTAATTGTCCTACCCTATCTCCGAGTTGATATACTTTAGCATTAAGTAATCCGTTTATTGAACGATATTTAAACATTATTTCTCCACGGTATCCAGAGTCTATAACTCCTACGTGATTAGTTAAATATAAATCCGTTTTACTATTAGATGATCTCGGATAAATTAATCCAACATAACCTTGCGGTATTTCTATTGCTAAACCCGTTCCGTATACAACATTACCGTAATTATCTTTTGTTGCAGAAATAGCTGTTAAATCCAAACCAGCATCTCCTTGTTTTGAATATGCTGGTATCGTTGCATCTGGATGTAATCGTTTTATTTTTACTTGCACGTATCCTCCTAGTTTTGTAACATTACTAACCAATATGTTGATTCAAAATCAGCTCCGGAAAATTCAATACGAGATAATCCGTCAGGTGATACATGTAATTTACCAGAATCGCCTCTGTTTGCAACAAGTACTTCTTTTAATTTATCTGCTGAGAAACAAACCGGATCCATATCTGCACCTGGTGTATTTCCTACTTCAAATGTAATGTTATCTGCATTAACCGTTGAATAATTGATAATAAATTTAATTACGCCACCTTTAACTTGTACTGCAAAATTTTTAGCATCAGGTAATGCATTCTTTGCTTTGATAAACTTGCTAACAAATTCTTCGTTAACAGGAATTTCAATAACATAATCAGGCTCTGCATTGATTGTTGGAACTGCTGGGATAACTGTTGTATCAGCTAACATAAATGTTGCTTTAGTGCTACCCTCTGCAATTTCCATTGCATAATTCTTACCTGCTGCATCTTTTACTATAATATTGATGTTTTCACCTAATGCACCTAGCATTTTGTTTAATGCTCCGGTATGATTGATACCTAATTCGCCTTTCATGAAAGGTGTTGTTTTCCAATTGATTTTTCCTACAATTGTTTGATCTACATCGATCAATTCACAATTAACACCAGTTTCATTTTCTTTTAATTTAACCGCTTCGCAGTTTCCTGCTAAATAATAACGATTAATAAATGATTGTAACTTGCTTTTTTCCATGTTTATCCTGATTAAAATTTAAAGAATTTGTTAAAGTTTTCTGCATCGGTCGTAGAAATACTACTGCCACCGAATTTTTTATATGTTTTAATATATTTTTCGTAAATTTGCGGAGCTGCTTCTGGGTCTGCAAACATTTCATGTAATGAAAGAATCACATCGTATAAGTCTCTAGGAATCATTGTTTCTAATAATTCAACGTGACTATCAACTAGTTGATTTATTTCCTGTGCGGCTCTTACATATAAATGTGTATTATGAACAACCATCCTAGGCATAGCTTCTTGTGAATATCTATCTAATCCTTCTGGTGTTTTTCCACCTAATAATTCATAGGTAAAGTCTTTACAAGCCGGACAATGCAACGAACAAGGAACATGTTGAGTTAAATCGATTGGAACTTCACCCGTCTTACCTTGTTTAATATGTGACTTTCTTCGGTATTCTGCATTCTTTGGAAAATACAATTCAGAAAAAGATTGAGTCTTGTAATTTGTTGAGTGCAAATATGTTCCGAATACCGGATATTGGCCTGGAGATGATGAATCTGTTGTAATATAAATTCTATTACCTGTATGTTGATTCATTAGCTTTTGTAAGGTTGCTAAAATAAAGAAATCTGATATCTTAGAAATACCTAATAAGTGAACATATTCTAATCGTTGATTTTCAAATTCTCTATTCTTTAACATCAGTGAAACCGCAAACATAAAATCTACAAGTTTCTGCGGTCCACCAATTGCCCAACCATTAAATTCAAAATGTTTAAACTTGTGATACCACCATGTATATTCTTCAGCATTTGAACCTTGTAACATGTTTAAGAATTTTGTCTTACCTGATTGATGTTTTTCGAACCAAGCAAAATTATCAAAACTAATATCAGCACAAAGTGCAAATTGATTTTTATACTTCGTTTTAGGTGGAATATCTAAATTAGCTGCAACATCGCTGTTTGCTTCTAACCAATGAAATATTTTCTCACGCAATTCATTGCTATATGGCAATGCTCCGGTAGCAATCTGGTATCCTCCGGAATCTCCAAATACCAATACGTCTTTTTCTAAACCCATTTGATCTCGAAAGTCCATCTTCTTGTAGTGATGTCCTGCAGTTACTAGGAAATATGGATGTCTCCAATCTGCCGGATATCTAGAATCAAAAAACTTTACTGGATCGCCACTTTCAAATTTCATATCCTTTTTGAAAGCAGATACCATGCTACCTGCGGATAATGAAGGAAAGTATATAAATCGTTTTGCTTCACTCATTTTGTTTTGTATCCTTTTATTGTGTTAATTAATTGTTTTGCTGAAAAGAAATTTTCATGTAATTTTGCAACTAGTTGTGATATTTCTAGAGACATATCTTGCTGTTCATATTGCAATATTGCCTGTGCGGCTTCTGCTACCGAGTCTGCCCGTTTAAACATTGGATGATACATTTCTGTGTATGATAATCGATTAGGAACAATTGGACAAGCTCCTGCACAAGCTGATTCATACATTGATATGCCTAATGTTTCTTGATCTGCAAATGAAACTGCAAAGCGTGCACGTTGAAGCAATTCATGATATTCTTTTTTAGATAAATTCATTTCCATTGCAACACAAAATTGATAATGTTGCAGATCCGGATGCTTTGCTAACCTTTGAAATAAATCTAAACGTTTTTCTGGGGCAATGCGATGTGGAAATACAATAATATTTTCTTTTTTAGCCCATGGGCGTGATGCAATTAATAATTTTGTATATTCCATGGGCCAACCCGTCCTATCAAAAGTTGGATTGTGCATAATGTCATATGTTTTACGCATTAAATCAAAATGTGCCGCAGTTGCTAACCAATTGTGGTCAAATGCACCAATAAAGGCTTGCTCAGCGTGTCGTATCCATGGTTTATCTCCTACGAGACGACCTAAAAAGTCATTTGGGTCATATGAACCCGCGTGCCAAAGTCCGTGCGTTACAACAGGAATATTTAAAAGTTCACTCATGTACTTAACATTGATGATACCCGGATGCCACGCATCAGTAAATAGAATATGGTCTCCTGCCTTTATTTCGCCACGTGTAAATAATTCTGCTAAACGATGTGTTTGTGTAGCCTTATACATGTTAGTACCACCAAA